TCGGGGGTCATACAGATAACATAATTAGTTCCACGTCTAGTGATTCTACCGACTTCTCCAGTATTCTGATTCTCTACTAATGCACCTACTTTAAATACCGTGCCATTCATGTAGAATTCTCTTAAACCATCAGGATCAAGTTTAGGGGCATACTCCCACACAGACTCCTTAACATCAGAAGTCGAGTCAATACCCATAGACTTACGGAGATTATTGAAGAGTTCTTTCTTCTCCATGTTTCCGATATTCGGAATACCTTTTACGAATCCCTTAAAGTCTCCATCTGCAGCTGCCTTTCTCATCTTAGATGCAGACATACCCTCAAGTCCCTCAGCATCTGCGTCTCTAGCACCTGCAGAAACAACCTCAATCTCTTCAAATTCGTAAAGATCACCATTATACTTATGTGCAAGACTCTGGAATTCGCTGAGTCTATCTTGTCCCACCATGATATTGAGTTTGGTGAATCCCAATTCATTCGCAGCAACCATAACATCAAAGATGGTCTTTGCATTTGGATCATCCACAATGTCCTCTGCAACATCATCGAACATCTTTCTCATGTATTCGATCTTTGTTCCAGGTTCCAGTGGATTCTTTTTCTTATCTTGTGTTCTACTTGGATATATCTTTAGTGCAAAGTTCTTTCTAGATGCTTCTGACTTTGCTCTCTGTAATAGTTTTTGATGTCCTGTTGTTGGGGGATTGAATCTACCGAATACTACAACAACCCCATCGTACTGACTAGGATCAGTATCAGGTACTTCTACATCACTCTGCGACGTATCACCCTTCTTGGATACATCCTCTTCGCCCGATGACTTTGCAGCAGGAGTCGCATCAGGAGCAGGTTGAGCTGCTGCCTTCTTAGCAGTAGGTTCCGCAGGTTTTTGTGACTTTCCCTGACTTGGGGCATCATCGACTTTAGAGTTTTTCCCACCAGAAAACTTGAGTTTTCCATCAACGGTCTTCGCAACAAACTTGCCCTGGCGGTCGTACCAACCACCATGACCGTCACCTACCAGTCCTCGTTGTTGTGCTTGAGTAGCAGCAGAGGTCTTGGCAGCCTCGCTAAGAAACTGTACAAAACTTTTCATTGTCGGGTTACGAAGTCCTGACCATAATTTTATTTATGCTTTTGTTTTAGGAAGATATGCGGCATCACCTGCTTCAACATAGAATTTGAGTTCCTTGATAGCAAAATCACCATTTACTGTTCCAGACCTATTTTTAAATCTCAATTGGAATAATGTTTTATTTTGAGGCATAACTTTGAATAACAAATTATTTCCAGATTCATTTTCATTAACCAAAAATGATTGAGTCTCCTGTTCCAGTTGATTAATGTGTTCAACTGTCATCTCTTTGATCTTTGTCTTATCAATATCTACAACATCTGCAAGATCCTCACCAAAAGCAACGTCCCTAAAAAGTTGAAAAGCTTGTCCCTTGAATGTGGGTTGTCCCTGTCTAGCTTTTAGTTTAGTTAATACTTCCTTATAGAGTTTCTTAATCAAATCAACTTTCATCTTTTTCTCTGCAGGAGTTTTTGCTTTTGCAAGAGTTCCACCAAGAGTTGCTGCATACATCTCACGATCATCTACCTTAGCACCAAACCTCTGAAGAATGTCCATCATCCCATTATAAGGACTCAAGTTAGCAAGTGTTTTACTACCAGACTTGAGAGAGAAGTTCAAAGCTCTATCAAGAACAATGTCATCATTCATTCTAACTTCTACTTCCAAGTCACCCTTCACCAATCCTCCAGAAGACTCACCAGCAATACCATCAGCAATGATTTTAACTACAACATTATCTGATTGATTATTCTTCAGATATTGATTTTTGGTCATCTGAATCAATCTTCTGTAGTTGGTCTGAGTATACTTGATTAAATTATCAATCTTCTCACTGATCTTTCCTACATCCTGACTGTTCTTATACAGGGGTTCGTAGTTTTCCCCAAATGCCATGTTGGTAGAAGAATGTTTTAGTCTCATCTCCAACTCAACTTGGATATCATCTACTGGATTACCCGCCTTAAATTTCTTTACTACTGTCCTAAATCTTCCCTTGTGGAATAAATCTGGATCAACTTTCCTACGAAGGGTATTGACGTTAGTTTTATTAATGGTTTCGGTAGGCGATGCAAACATCTCTGCCAGGGCAATGGCAAAGATTCCTTCCATTACATCTCCTTCATTTAACTTACCAGCCATAAAAAAACCCCCTTACGGGGGCTATTTATCTTCCTCTTCTTCGTCTTTGTTTTTATTGAATCCGAAGGGAGCAGTCTGTTCTTCGGCTTCGGCACGGAGTTTATGTGCAAGTGTACATACAGACTCCATGACTCTCAAACTATCTTCAACTGTGCAGTTTTCTGGCATACTGCGATGAACAATATCAAACAGTGGGAAGAACTTATCTGCAGCTTCTTTTACTTCCTCTGGTGTTAGTGGTTTACTGTGCATTTACTTCTCCGAGTGGTACAATAACATCTTCTTTGTCTGCTAGAGCTTCTTCCGTCAAACCATCATCAATAATCTGAATTACCTCTCTGACTCGTTCAATACGAGCAGGTGCATGTTGAAAACCATAGAGTTTATGTTCAGCAAGAAGGAGTTGCATAACTGCCGCGGCCTGTTCAACAGTAAGTTCGACTTTAATCATAGATCACCTTCCTGACGATTTTCGGAATAGTAGATATCAAAACTACCATCTGGATAACGACTCTCAAGTTTTTTCACATTGCGAGCAATCACATCTTCAAACTTAACTTCCAATGCCATACATGCTTGAGCAACATACCACATTAGATCACCAAGTTCAATCATGAGGTGTTCTTTATTATGGGCATCCCAAGGTTTGCCTTGGAAAATCATCTTCTTAACAATCTCCAAAAACTCACCACCTTCTGCATTGATACCAACACCAGCAGTGAGAAGACGTTCGATGTTTGCACCTTTCTCATCCAGTTCAACCAGACGATCTGCAAGGGCAACGAAATCAGTGGACGCATCTGACGTTACGGCATTGACAAACTTTTCGTAACGTTCGAAATCGATTTGCATATCAAAAATATCTTATGTTGTAATTTTACCTGTGTGGACGTGTTTCGTCAAGCGCCGTAAAGAATTGGAACCATCCAGTTATGATAACTCTATGTTCACCCTTACGGGCATCGATAGGTTCACTCTTATGTTTATGAGTAAACCCTGCGGGGAAGAAAATTGTCTTACCCTTCTGTGGTTTTACCTTATAGTTTTGATGAACGAAGGTAGTTTCTCCACCTTCTTCGTGATCAGTGAGGTATGTAATAAACGCAATTTGCCTATGATCATGTTCCATACCATTGTCAAAGTGTTCCGCAAAGTATGCTCCACCAGGAGGATACCACTGAATCTTAGGAGCTCCTGTAGGACACATGGGCAAATCACTCATATACTTATGAGAATACTTTTGAATGGAATCCATTAGATGACCCTTATAGTCATCCAATCCATAACTAATAAACTGATCACCACAAACTTGAGGAGGAACCTGAGAGATATTAACCTCATAACAGTTCTTCAGAGCTGTATCAACTTGTCCATCAACACCAATTTTTCCTGGTTGAAGAAGACCAGATCCGTTGCAGTTATTGGCAAGTTCAGATAAACAATCGATTGTATTATCATCAACCCAATACTGTTCAATAAAATTATCCATTAGAAATTTAACTTAGAGAACTTGTTTTTAGACTGTGGCTTTTCTTCAGGATCATATTCTTCATCCTGTCCACTATCTAGGAGATCACCACCTTTGGATTGTTCGCAATCATAGAGACGCATCTTGGCACGATCAATACCTACAACAAATCTCTTATTCATGTTGAGATCATTGTATCTATTCTTCAACTGTTTCACCATAATCTGTCCTAGGTCTTCCAACTCTTCTGTAGAAATAAGGGCAAACATAAGATCAGCAGTAGCAGGGAGACCAAAGGACTCAGAAGTGTCAGTAAGGTCAACATCGGAGTTACTATAACCAGAGCGAGTGGTCTGCGTGGCAGAAACGATAGGGACGTTTGCTTCGCAAGCCAGTCCTCG